TGTTAATCGAGCCAGATATGGATCTGGATACTCGGTTCCGCGCTCAGTGATCTGATCGCCCTTTTGGGCGAGTCGGAGCAATGAGTCCTGGAGGTGATACCAATCACCCATGGAGACACCCTTAGGGGAGCTCCTTACCAGACGACCTCGGATGCGCCAGCGATGTTCCTCCTCAAACCATTTCAAGGAGGGTTCATTGCAAAGCAGCCATCCTAAATCGCGATCGACATACTCGAAAAGGCCCTCGACATCGGGAGAGTTGCTAAAAGGCAACCGACCCCATCGCCGACGGACGCTAGAGTATATAGATGCGGAACAGTTCTGAAAGCCTCGCAACCTAAGCCTCTTGGCTAAGTTGCACAAGCTAACAGCACCGGGAGCTAAGTTGACATCTGTCTTCTTCATACGAAGCGGCGTAACATCTTTGCCACGATAGGCATCGACGCCACAGGACTCTCGAAAGAGTCCCTTTACAAACGTTTTGGAAATGTTGGGCACAAAGCCCGCCATAACCAGCGCACGTAAAGCACCTTCGTGATACTTTGAAGGATATATGATGTCATCTCCGAAGACATAGATGGCCTCACAGTCAGTACCGTGAAACTCACGTATGCCAGCACGAATCACACTGTAGAATACTAGACTCTGGACGGGAAATGTTAAACAATTCCCCATAGGAGCCCACTTCTGCAATTTCATGACCCGCCCATCAAACAGCTTTATATGAGTAGCACGACAGCAAGAAAGCAAAGCGTATGCATAATCTCCGAAGAGAAATTGCACAAGCAATGCCGACATGCGGTCGCTGGCCTCCTTCAAATCCAGGGTTACAAACTCCTGGGAAGATGAAGATTCTAAGGCCAATTTACCATTCACGGACTGATCCGTGAAATTGATCCTCCCTCGAGTGAGGGGGGACCGAGTAATAGCAGACTCAAGCAGTTTGCGCTGACCCTGCTGGATCCAAATGGCTTCACGGGGGTGCACGCATATTAAGCGCGGACCCCTAGAATCCTTCGGAACAGCAACGAGTTTAGCGACGATATCCGAAGACTCGTAGCGTACCTTGTGATCATTACCAATGAACTCTTCACTCCAGAAGGAGGGAATAGCGCAGAAGTACTGATCATACGGGTAGTAGCCACAAATCGACTGATAGTATGTTAAGAAACGGCTCTTCTCACTCGGTAGAGCCGGGGGATAAACTGCCCCCGGCCCGTGTGAGGGAACTATTTCTTTCCAGTTAATTCGGTATATGACCGAACCAACGATTTGGCGAGCGGAACGAAGCGTTTGATCTCTGGACAAATCGTGCCTATGGCACTGATCCCAGATTCCAACCGACTCGTCCGTTTCTTCGAAACCCGCTTGCGCGGTTTTGATTTGTTCATGTGATGGTTCGTGTTCGATCTTATAGCAGAACAAGAGCAGTTGACGCAATGCCTGAAGGTCTGTCCCTCGCTTTTCGGCGAGAAACCTATCCCAAAGCGGCGTTAGCCACTCCGGAAACTCAGGGTTTTCAACCCTGCGACCCTCAATGAAGGCAAGCATTTGCTTCTCTAGTAAGGGAGCTTCTATAAGCAACCATTCATACGTGATTTCATTAGGAGCGTCCAATGGACACTTCGTAATATAACATATGTCTACTAGCAGGCTAGTCCACCAATACTTAATATTGTCGGCTACATTATGATTATTCATACGCCTGCGTTCTGTGTTTGTGAAGATGCAGTCTGAGACGAATCACTTCGATTCGTTAACAGATTAAAGGCAACCCTACTCTCTTCAATGAGAGCAAAGCCACCTAATGCATCGTTGCCATACCATTCGCTCACAGTATATGCCGCTATCGACTCGTCGGCGCCGTCATCATTCAATGAGACGACACCACACGCAACAATCTCACCAAAGCTTTTGGCTCGGGTGAGACAGCGCGGGCTCCAAGGGACAATCTGTCCCCAGGCGCGATTAGTCTTCAAGCGGTACAGTTCTACGAGACGACTAGGACTAGTAAGCAGCAGAGTTTCGAACGTGTCCCTAACCGTGAGGTCGGGGAAACGAAAGAGTGCTGGATAAAAGCCTAGCATGGAGATGGTAGAATATACCGTCTTCGATACACGTTGCCAGATCAGATCACGTTTCACTTCCCGGGCACCTCTTGCGAGGTTTTCGAGATTTGTTAGCGCGTTACTGAGGTAGAAACGACCTGCCACTTCTTTTGCAAAGAAGGGACAATAATCGGGTCTATTGACAACAAACATATGTATATCCTCTTGGATAACCAAGTCGGTACATACAAATGAAGGCTTAACATTAAACGTTTTCATGGTTTTATAACTATGTTGACTAATTTAACTAATATCCAGACACTAGCTCTGCTAACAAACTATCAACCTACCCTGTTAGAGGTAAGTTACTGTTCCCCGTTGACGGCAATGTCGTCAGCGAGGTCCAGACCACTGGTATTTCCGGTTGCGGCGAATAACGAATTGTTCAGATGCTGACAGACTGCATTAATGTCTGTCGCAGTGATATTCGTGTCCGTCGGGACGGCGATCACAGCGTATGCGCTGACTGGCACAATAGTGCCATTCGAATGCGCCACGAAACGATCAAAACGCACCACTGTACGCTTTCCCGGCAACTTAGTTGCCGAGTCAGTGTAGTCCTGGTGCTTTATTTGAAGCTCAGTTGGGAGATTAGGCCCACGAGATACTTCACGTCGAAGCGAACCACTTTGGTCCGAATAGACAGTTTTGAACGCGAGCGTGTTAATAGTTAGATCAGCATTCATAATGTTGAACTGGTTTGACTTAACGCCTAAGGTTCGCCACCAGCCTATTTATTTGCTGGCGGAGCAGGGCGCCCGAGAGGGCAGCCTGCTTATTTCCAAACCTCCCACTAAATACAGGCGAAATGCTTGTATTAAGCGGCTCCCGGTGATAATAACTTAACTCATTTACTACAGTAGGTGTCCCGTCACTATCTGAGGACCACGAGGACGTCTGGTGCTTTACAGCATTGACGTTCATGTGATACCGTTCGGACCACCAGCATCTTTTGATCTGCTTGGTACCACCGGTTAAGGTGTTATTCAGCGAATCTATGATGCCTGACAAGTTCACAAACCAATCAACAACGAATGAAAACGGAATACGTTCCCACAAGAAGCTAACTGGTCCGGGAGTCAGAAACCGGGCCATCAAGTAGTCTAGCTTTTGGAATGAAGCCATACTATACTTAATGGTGCGAATTCCTGATACCCCTACGATACGAGTTGGGTGAACGCCTAGGTCTACGACCTGAGCGTGCCAAAAGGTACCGTTCGGTGGACTATACACTGCGCCGTAGCCTGTAAGTGGGTCAAGAGCCGTCCCCGCAAGGGAAACGACTCCTTCGCACTTAGCAGTAACTGTATACTGCTTCCCAGCATCTGACACTGCCCTATTGATGTCCTTACGCAATGTTTGGACAGCTTTAAGACATTTAGTCATATCTGAGATCAGTGGAGCAAAACCAAACTGCCACATTAGATAAACATTCGCCAGATCTAACGAACTTACGTTCGGGAGCTTGCGACTGAATAAGACTCGAGTATCAACATTTTGTTTCAGTTGATATATCTTGCCTGCGCGGATTTTGATTATTAATTTCTCAAAATCAAGAATTGACGTCCTTAGCTGCGGGGCTTCTACGATATTTAGCAGGTTATCCACCTGGTTAGTATTATAGAAGTCATGCATAGCTTTGGTTCTCAATTGCGCTATTGTGGACGGATACGTAACGGTAACATTTCCGTGCTTTACAGCACCATAGTTACCCCAAGAATGCCAATGAGCTCCAACACCA